ACAAAAACCATTCCAATGGTAGACCCCACCCACCAAAATTATTGACAGGGTTCCCTCCCTGACCCTGCACCGTTTCGCCACGGTACGGAGATTTTTTACACACGGCCCAAAAGTTTCGCTGACCAGCGCCGGAAGGAGCTTAAAATAGTGGATTCTTCCAACGATTTAGAAGCGTTGTTTGAGCTTGAGACTTTCGAGAAGGGTGGGCGTGAGCTTTGGGGCCAGATGCAGGACTCTCGCGACCCGGGGGATGTTGTGGCGCTGGTGGTTGAGGCGTGTCGTGTGAAAGACCGCCTGGACCATTTGCATCGTATGGTTTCTCGTGATGATTCCGTGTGGGGACGTATTTTGCCGTCGGGGGATTCGGAGTCTGAGTTTGTGCTGCAGGTGGGAAATCTGTTGCGTGAGCAGCGTCAGACTGAAGTTGTGTTTAAGCAGTTGGTTGCTGAGGTGGCTAGGAGGCGTTCGGAGTATGACGACGATGACGCTGACGAAGAGGGAGGACTTTCCGACTTGTGAGGCATTCCCGGCGTTGTCGGGTAAGCAGTCTCCTCTGAATCTTCGTGAGGCTCCGGGGGTGCATGAGCATGGGCGTAAGAATATTGAGTTGGCGCGTCGTGCTGGTGTGACTGCTTTTCCTTGGCAGTGTAGTGAGATTAATGCGATTAATGCGACGAATGAGGATGGTTCTTGGGTTCATTCGGATGCGGTGTTGATTTGTCCGCGTCAGAATGGCAAGTCGCTTGTTGTTGCGTTGGTTGTGCTGTACAGGATTTTCGTCCTTGGGCAGAATGTGTTGTTTACGGCGCAGCAGTGGGAGACGGCTAAGGAATTATGGGAGCAGACGTGGAAGATTGTTAAGGGGCGTCGGTTCCTGTCGAAGCATGTGGTGTCTAAGACGTGTTCGCAGGGTCGTGGGACTATCTTCCTGGCTAATGGTGGCCGTGTTGTGTTTACGACTCGGTCGCAGGATGCTGGTCGTGGTCTGACGAAGGTTGACTTGTTGATTTATGACGAGGCGTACAACCTGACTGATGGTGAGATGGCGGCGCTGGCGTTTCTGGTTCAGGCTGCTGAGGACCCGCAAGTATTCTTTATGACTTCTGCTGTGCATCAGGATTTTCCGCAGCATGCGAATGGTCGTGTGTTGTCTTCGATGCGGGCTCAGGCGCTGAATGATTTTGATGAGTCTGACCCGATTTATTTTTCGGAGTATGCGGCGCATGAGGGTTTAGACCCGATGGCTGAGGATACTTGGCGTGAGGCTAACCCGTCTTATGGTGTGATTGCTACTGCGAAGAAGATGAAGAAGATTATGCGCCGTATGAACACCGAGGAGGGCCGCATTAATTTCGGTGTTGAGGCTTTGGGGTGGGGTTCGTATTTTGACGAGTCTGATGCTGACGGTTTCACGCCGATGGTTGATGTTGAGGATTGGTCGTTGGCTGCGAAGTCTCCGGTTTCTCCTGGCGAGTCGTGTGTTGGCATTGAGGTGAGTGTTGACGGCGAGGAGGTTGCGTTCGTTGCTGCGGTGCAGGATGGCGAGCGTGTGTTTTTGTCGTTGTCTCCGTTGAGTGTGTTTGACCGGGCGGAGACGGTGGGGGCGCTTGGTCGTGCTGTTGAGAATAATGATCCGTTGGGGGCGGTTGTTGACCCGATTGGGCCGGCGTCGACGTTGTTGGGGCCGATTGAGGATTTGGGTGTTGAGCCGACGAAGTTGTCTGGTTCTAAGACTTCGGCTGCGTTTGAGTTGTTTATGAGGATGTGGGCTGAGGGTCGGATTATTCACGATGGTGATCCTCGGTGGTTGTCTGCGTGGGAGGTCGCGGAGGAGAAGCCGGGTAAGTATCGGTCGTGGGTTCGTTGTCGTGAGGTGACGGTGTTGTTTGCGGCGGCTTTTGCGGTGTGGGGGTTGTCTGAGTTGGCTTTGCCTGTGGATGTGCAGGTGCGTTCTAAGAAGAGGTTTACGGGGCATGCTGCGCCGGTTGTGGCGCGGCGTGATGTTGCTGAGATGGCGTTCTAGGAGGTGAGCAATGTCTGAGGATTTTGGTGGGCGTGAGGTTGGTTATGCGCGTCCTGCGCGTAATCGTGCGCTGGAAGAGGATAATGCTGTGTTGCGTTTTCCGCAGTCTGCGCGTGTGTACGCGAAGATGTATCGGGAGGACGCGCAGGTTCGTTCTGTGTTTCGTGCGGTGACGTTGCCTATTCGTCGTGCTGGTTGGCGGTTGGAGCCGAATGGTGCGCCTGATGAGGTGGTTGCTGCGGTTGCGGAGGATTTGCGTTTGCAGGTTGTGGGTGAGTCTCCGAATGCTCCGGTGGCGCCGCGTCGTGGTCGTGTGAGTTTTGAGCAGCATTTAGAGCAGGCGTTGAAATCGCTTGCTTTTGGTGTGATGTTCTTTGAGCAGGTGTATGCGCCTGGTGATGATGGGCGTGAGCATCTTGTGAAGTTGGCTCCGCGTTGGCCTGGCACGGTGGATAGGATTCACGTTGATGCTGATGGTGGTCTGCATTCGATTGAGCAGGCTTCGCAGTCGTGGGGTGAGTTTGAGCAGGGTCGTACTTTTGTTCCTGTGCGGAATCTTGTCGCGTATTGCTATGAGGATGAGGGCGCGCAGTGGACTGGTACGTCTATTTTCCGCCCTGCGTATAAGCATTGGAAGCTAAAAGATGAGTTGCTTCGCAAAGAAGTGACCACTTTGGACCGTAATGGTATGGGCTTCCCGGTTTATACGGGTAGTGACGTTACGGATAATCCGAAGGCTGACCTTGAATATGGTCAGGCGTTGGCTGAGAATGCTCGTAGTGGTGATTATTCGGGTGCTGCGGTTCCGGCTGGTGCGAAGTTTGAGCTTAAAGGCGTTTCTGGCCAGTTGGTTTCGCCGCGTGAGGCGATTAGTTATCACGATTCGATGATTGCTAAGGCTGCTTTGGCGCATTTCTTGAACTTGGAGAATGGTGGCAGCTATAACCTGGCGCAGACACAGTCTGATTTGTTTATTCAGTCGTTGCAGACGATTGCCGAGTGGTTTGCGGACGTATTTACTCAGCATGTAATCGAAGATTTAGTTGATGTTGCGTTCCCTGACCATGAGGGTATGTGCCCGAGGTTGGTGTTTGACCCGATTGCTTCGCGTAAGGAGCTTGGGGCTGGCGATTTGGCGCAGTTGCTTAATTCTGGGGCGTTGTTTGCTGACCCGGATTTGGAGGAGCACCTGCGTCGTTCTTATTCGTTGCCTGCGAAGCAGAAGTTGCGTGATGCTTTGGTGACGAAGAAGCAGAGGCAACGCTTGGAAGAGGAAATGGGCGTCACGTTGAGCTCTCAGGACGAGATTCCTACTGACATTGCCCCTGTTGAAGAACCTAGGGAGTGAATCCGTTGAACGAGATTCTTATGTATGGGCCGATTGGCCCGGATTTTTGGGAGCCTGAGAATGCTATTACGGCGAAGTCTGTGATGGCGCAGCTTTCTGAAATTTCTGGTGATGTGACTGTTCGTATTAGCTCTGGTGGTGGTGATGTCTATGAAGGCATCGACATTATGCAGGCTTTGAAGAATCACGATGGCAAGGTCACTGTGATTGTAGAGTCGTTGGCTGCGTCTGCCGCGTCGTTTATCGCGGTTGGTGGTGCTGACCGTGTTCTTATGCGCCCGTCTTCGGAGTTGATGATTCATCGTGCGTGGAGTCTGGTTGAGGGCAATGCGGATGATGCGCGTAAGGCGTTGGGGGACTTGGAGCGTCAAGATAACAAGCTCGCTGCTATTTATGCCGGAAAGGCAGGAGGCGAGGTAGCCGACTGGCTGGACGCGATGAGCGCGGAGACCTGGTACACCGCCGAGGAGGCGGTGGCTGCGGGATTGGCAGATGGGGTTATTACGGAGAAGTCTGAGGCTCCGTCGCCGTCGGCGTCGTTGGCGAAGCGGCGTTTCAAGTTTGCTAACCGGGCTGCGGCTCCGCCGCCGCCTGTCACCCGGTCGGAATCGGGGGACGTTTCTACTACGCCCAGTGATGGGCAGGAAGGAGATGCGATGAGCATCAAGAATCTCGCCCAGGAATTGGGCGTTGAGCCGGATGTGCTTCGTGAGAAGCTGTCCGGCTTTTTTAATGAGCAGGTTGAGGTAACTACCACTGTTGACGTGACTTACCCGGAGACTGTGGAGGTTGTTCCCACCGGTAAGGCTGAGATTTCCCCGGAGGGTGGCCCACTGCCGGAGGGTGTGGCTTTTGATGTGTCTGGCCCGGAGGGCTGGGATACCACTGTGGAGGAAACCACCGGTGTGGTTACTGTTGTTGCCCCTGCTGGTGCGGAGCCGGACTCTGAGAACACTGTGGCTGTCACCGTCACTGGCAATGGTGAACCGGTTGAGCTGACTGTGAATGTTGTGGTTAAGGCTGCAGCTGACAAGGATGGCGACGGCGAACCGGACGCCCCCGCTGAGACTGCGGCGCCCGTTGAAGACACCGTCACTCTTGACCGCGATACCTACAACGACCTGCAGGCCGCTGCGAAGCTGGGTTGGGAGGCAAAGAACCAGGCTGATGCCAACGCTCGTGAAGCTGAGGTAGATACCTGGATTCGTGAGGGCCGTATTAACGCGGCTCGTCGTTCCAAGGTTGTGGATGCGATGCACCGTGACCCACAGGCGGCTCGTGAACTGTACGGTTCGATTCCTGTCAATACTATTCCTCGCGTTGAGTCTGGCTATGGCCGTGATGTTGCCCCGGAGGGTGATTCTGCGGTGATGAGCACTGAAGAACTCGATGCCCTGTCTAAGTCCCGTCTTGGTAAGTAGTCGGGTCGTTTCAATTCTTTAAGGAGATAGCATGTCTAATCCAACTTTCCGCCAGGGGCCGATTTCTTTTGAGGCTGCCCAGGCTCTTGAAAAGTTCACTCTTGTCACTGTGAAGGATGGCAAGGTTGCGCCGGCTTCTGCTGCTGGCCCTGTGTTCGGTGCGGTGACTGAGAAGGCTGACCCGAATAATGCCGCTCTGCCTGATGTGATTGCTGTTCACTATGGTGTGGCTGCTGTGAAGCTGAAGGTGTCTGGTGGTGATGCTTCCGCTATTAAGTCTGGCGCGGCTGTGTTTGCGGCTGACAATGGTGAGGTTGCTGCTTCTGGCACGGTGCAGGTCGGTGTTGCTGTTCGTGATGGCGAAGGTGACCGTGTGCTGACTGTTCTCAATTCTCTGCCGCAGGCCGCTACCGCCTAGCAGACTGACCCCTAGGGAGATTTCAAGATGGAAACTATTAACTCTGTATTTGACAACATCAAGGGTCTGACCGTTGATGAGATGCTGGCTAATCCGGCGTACCTTCCTGAGAAGGTTCTGTCTGCGATGGATGGCCGCGAGGTTGAGCGCCTGTTCTTCCGTTCGGAGAATGTGGCGTCTAACGTGTTTGCCTACCGTGCACGTCGCCCGTACTACCTCGAAGATGACGTGATGAAGACCGCCGAGTTTGGCGAGATTCCGGTTGATGACCCCCGCGAGGAGGAGTACAAGACCGGCAAGATTTCCAAGTACACCAAGGGTCTTCGCGTGTCTTGGGAGCAGCGTAAGGATGATGACCGTGACGCTGTAGCCCGTGAGCTCGCGGCTCGTACGAACACTATTCTGCGTTCCCGTGCTCGTGAAGCCCAGGCCGCTATGGACGCTGCAGAAACCCAGGAACTGGCTGCTGCTGTTGCATGGGACCAGCCGGGCGCTAAGCCGGCGTCTGACATTCTTGACGCCATTGAGCTGGTTCAGGGCGCCGAGGATGAGGACGGTAACTACTTCGAGTATGAACCTAACGTCCTGTGGGTTCACCCAACTACGCTGACGATGCTGAAGCGTAACGAGGAGGTTCAGAAGCTCTACATTGGCGATATGGCTTCTGAGAATCCTCTGTTTAAGGGTGTTGCTGAGCAGCCGCTGCTGTTTGGTCAGCTGCAGGCAGCGCCGTCCTTTGCTGTTCCGAAGAATAAGCTCTGGATTGGTATTGAGGGAGCGGGTGTTCAGGCGCAGCGTGAGGATGAGCAGATTACTGACTTCTACGCTGAGGGCGGCGATTCCCACCTTGCTGGCCCGCACATGTCCTGGCGCTCTGACTACTCTCACCGTCGTTCCTTCGTGGTTGATAATCCGAAGGGCATCGTTGAGTTGACGGGTCTGGTGACTGGCTAGTGAAGACGGTAAAGCTGGCGAAGTCGATTAGGTTCCCCGGCGGTCCGCTCTTGAAGCAAGGAAGCACCCACGATATTGATGACGCCCTGTTTGATGAGTTTGTCGACAAGGGCGTCTTTGTTGTTGACACTCCACCTGTTGTTGAGACCGCTGCGCCTGTTGAGGAAGTAGTGGAGTCTGACTCCGATGTGGAGGTTGATGATGGTGCGTCTCGTCCTGCGAAGTCCGCGCCGGTGACTGCTTGGCGTGAGTATGCCGATTCTTTGGGCGTGGATACTAAGGGTTTGTCTAAGGCGGAGATTATTGCCGCCACCGCTTAGGAGGCGACATGATTGAAGTTGATAAGGACGCTCTGCTTGGCTTGTTCCCACGCCCTTTGGACGAGTTTGAATCGGCACGTCTTGACGGTTTGATTGAGTCTGCTGTTAAGACGATTGATACTGCGTTCCTTCGTCAGGGGCGCAATTTCGAGCAGGAGCTAAAGACCGTTCCCTGGTTGGAGCCTACAGCGCAGGAAGTTGTTGCCGACATGGTTGCGGCTGCAGTGTTGGTTGGCCCGAATGTTGGGTTGACTAATGCTTCGTCTTCTACTGGTCAGGAGTCTGACGCGGCAACCTTTCGTGACACTTTGCGGTGGACTTCGTGGCGTGGTGTTCGTTTGACGGACGATATGGCTGCGTTGCTTGGTTTGTCGGTAGCTGCGCGAGCGTTAGTTCGTTCCCCTGGCCCTATTCGTTGGCCGGAGCGCCGACTGTTTAGGCGGTGGTGACCGTGGAGGCGATTACGGTTCATGGTGCCGCTGGTGGTGTGGATGATGATGGTTACCCGGTTGCTGGTGGGCCCGACCGTGAGGTTGTGGTGAAGTCGGTGCAGCCGTTGTCGTTGTCGGAAATGTCGGATGAGGACAAGCAGGGCACGAGGGACATTCTGCGCGTGTGGGCGCCGTCTGGTACTGAGGTCGCCGATGGTGATGAGGTCACTGTTCGCGGTAAGCGTTACCAGGTGCGTATTACTGCGTGGGATTGGTCAGCTCATCGCCGGCCGGTTTATCGGCGGCATTTTCCGTCTGTGGTTTTTGATTGCGTGAGGGGTGAGGGCTAGTGGCTAAGGTTGGTAAACCTCGACTGAATATCCCAGATTCTTGGTATAAGAAGAATCTGTCCTCGTTGGCCCCGCAGTTGGAGTCGAAGGCGCAGGCGGTTGCCGGTTCTGTTGTCGGTGATGTTCCGGTGACTGTGACGATGAAGACTGACCGTAATGGTAGGCCTGTTGCGATGGTGGCGTTGGCTCATGCGAAGGGGCTGGCGATGCAGGCAAAGCACGGCACATTGACGCGTGCCGCTGCTTCGCAGGGGCTAGATGTGCACCGCTATAACCCGAGGTGATGCTGGTGGATTACTTCATTCAGCGGAATGCCCCGGAGGTCATTCGCCGCGCCTTGCGTGGCGTGGTGGCGAAGTCGATTAGGGTCGCGGCGGCTATCCCGCAGGGGTGGTCGGTGGATGATGGCCCGGTAGTGACGGTGTCGAGTGATGGTTCTCCACGCTCGGGCCGTGCTACGTCGACTGAGAATGTGCGTGTGAATGTGTACGGCAAGTTTGAGCCGGAAGTTCGACGTGTAGCTAGTGAGATTAACGCTTGGCTGTTAAACCCCCACTCTGTTGGGGGTTTTCGTATTTCCCCCGGCCCGTTACTCATTGTGAAAGATGAGGACGTTAAGGGTTGGGCCGCTGCGGTCACGGTCGTGGCTGCTTCAACTAAGAAAGGACTTTCCTAAATGACTACCCCTAACACTGACCAGGGCACCCAGTCTCTGGAAACTGACCGCGCCCGGATGATTGATGTCTGGAAGGACGCGGAGGTTTATACCTCTACTGAGGCTGACCCGAAGATTGGCCTTGATGGTTCGTTTGACCCGAAGGTCTGGAAGTTCGTAGGCCTTCTCAACGATGGTTCCGCTATTACTCAGGAGCCGGAGGTTGACCGCACTGAAATCAACTCGTTTGGTGGCGTGCTGCAGCTTCTGAATAACAAGTTCAAGAAGGACGTCCGTGGTTTCGACGCGCTCGAGATGAACGATGTGACGTTCCCACTGCTGTGGCCTGGCTCTGACTTCAAGGAGGGCGAGCCTGGTGTTCTTATGGCGCCGGAGAACCCCGCCGAGGTGTTCATCGCGTTTAAGACCACCAATAGCTTCGGTGACATCTACATTGATGTTTCTCGCCGTCGTGCTCTGGTGTACGCAGATTCTGGTAATGAGCGTAACGATGATGGTGCTTCCGTAACTCAGTTTAAGGCTGAGATTCGTAAGGACCAGTTTGGCGCGCTGTATGACTACCTGCGTCTGCGTGGTGACGATACCCCGGATGAGCTGCCGGAGGTTATTCGTTTCTCTGAGGATAAGAACGACACTGGCGATGCTGCGGAGGAGGCGCCGTCTCGCGGTGCTGATACTGACGCTGATGCTGGCTCTGAGGCTGGCGCTACGCAGTAGTGCGATGGGGTAGGGGAGATTTTTGGCAGACCGCCCCTACCCCTAACCCCAAGGTCTGCCCAAGTTTCTTACTAAACAACTCAATGTGAAAGGGTCTGCCATGACTACTCGCAAGAAAAAGAACGACAACATCGACCCAAAGGACGCCACCGGCGCCCAGGCCGAAGCCCTCGAAGAAACCACCACCGACACCCCAGACGAAAACACCGAATACCCTACCTTCACCATCGATGTAGATGGCGAAGAAATTGAGATTGAAGATCGTTGGACTCGTGAAGCGGCGCCTGCCGGCATGATGTTCGTGTTCCACGAGCGTTACGCACAGAAGTACATTCCGAGTGTGCTTGAAGCCATCATTGGTGAAGACCAGGTCTTTAAGCTCATTGACCTTGGCCTGTCTGTTGAGGAATTTCGCCAGGTGTTTGAGGCGTGGGGTGAGCGCCGCCAGGGAAAATAGGGCTGCTGTACCTCATCGCGCAGCATGAGGACTTGGTAGAGGTTGATTTTCAGCGGTTCTACCACCTGGATTACCGGGATTTCTACCGTGAGGACGGGGGCGCGTCGCGCATGACTCTGCGACGCATGCTGTTGCTTGCGGAGCATTTGCCGCCGGAGTCCCTGTTTCACTCCGTGGTGCAAGACCGTCCACCTGTCAGTGAGATTTCTTCGGTCCTGATGGATATTTGGTCAAGTCTGACTGAGCAAAAGCATCCACGCTGGGAGCAGCTTAAGCGTGAGCGTCGCGCCAAAGAGCGCGAAATTGCAATGCAACGGGCTCGTGAGCGAGCCAGGGAGTTTAACGCCGCAGGATAACCCCTGCGGCTCTTTTTGATGGAGGTTTCTTAATGAGCGCAGCAGGCTATGCAGTTTTGCCAACGACGGTGTCGCTGTCTGGCATCAATAAGGAGCTTCAGTCGAAGCTGTTGGCGCCTGCGTCGAAGGCCGCTAAGCAGGCCGGTGACTCCATCGAAAAGGGAATTTCCTCTGGTGTTGATTCTGCTGCCGTTAAGGTAGAGAAAGCCAATTACCGTGTGAAGAAGTCCTCGGAAGAATTGGCGGACGCTGAGGCTAAGCGCAATTCTGAGGTATTGAAGTCTCAGGCGGCGGTTAAGCAGCTGGAGGCTGCAGAGTCGAAGCTGTCTGAGATGAAGAAGTCTGGTAAGGCTTCTTCAGAACAGCTCGCTAAAGCCGAAGGCGACGTGCTGAATAAGCGCGCCAAGGTTCAAACTACCGCACAGAATGTTGAGAAGGCTGAGCGTGGCGTTGAGAAGGCCATGGCGGAGTCCAAGCGGGCTGCGGAGTCGCTAGAGCAGCGCACTCGTGAGCTTGAGCAGGCGCAGGATTCTGCGTCTAATTCCACCAATGAGTTTGGTGATGCGTTGGATTCCGCGGAGTCGAAGAGCAGCGGTTTCTTCGGCACGCTGGGGCGTAGTATCGGCAAAATTGGTGGTGTTGCTGCAGCTTTCGCGGGGCTTTCCGGCATTGCAGGCACAGTCCAGGAGGGGTTCGCTAAAGTTACCTCGATTGAGGATACTACCGCGTCTTTGGGCATTCTGATGGGTTCGGCCGAGGAAGCCACAAAGGTGATGGGGGAGTTGGAGAAGTCCAACCAGCGTACTCCGTATTCCTTTGATGCGTGGGCTGGTGCGGGTAAGAACCTGATTGCTTTTGGTGTAGAGGCTGAGAAAGCCTCCGATATTGTTACTGCTCTGGGTGAGGCCGCGTCGGCTTCGGGCAAGGGCGAGCAGGCCTTGAACTCGATGGTTGACTCGTTTGGTAAGGCTGCCGCGTCCGGAAAAATCTCGATGGATACCATTAACAGCCTCGCTGAAGGTGGTGTGCAGGGACTGACCATTCTTGCGAATGAGTATGGTGTTACCACCGAAGAAATGCAGAAAAAGATTTCCTCGGGTGCGGTCGATGCTGCCGAGGGCATTGATATTTTGACTAAGGGCATTCTCGAGGGGTCTTCGGGAATGGCTGGTGAAGTTGAATCAATGTCTGGCGTGATGGGGAAGATGGCAGAAACCACGTCGGGCCGTCTCACCAACATGAAGGCTGCGTTTAATAACGCTGCGAAAGCCGGGCTGGAGGAAATCAGTCCGCTCATTGGTGATATAGCGCTAAAAATCACTGATTTTACGTACGTGGCCATTGACGTGTTCAAAGACCAGTTGGTTCCGGCGATTAAAGCTGTCGTTGATGCGTTGAAGTCTGTTGGGGAGTGGATTTCTCGTAATTCTGACTGGTTGAGCTCGTTGGCGGTGTCTGTGGGCACCGTCGTCGGCGCTTATAAATTGTTGGTTCTGCAGCAGAAGATTATGGCCGCTGGCGGCTTTGTCTCGTGGGCGATGAAGGCTGTGAAGGCCACTCAATTGTGGACGACGGTGACGAAGGCGCAAGCTACGGCGCAGCGCATCTTGAATACGGTGATGAGGGCTAACCCTATGGGGCTTATCATCACTGGAATTACAGCTGTAGTTGCCGGTCTGACGTGGTTCTTTGCGAAGACCGAGACCGGTCAGAAAATCTGGGCACAGTTTACTGGGGCCTTGGGCGCTGGCTGGGATTGGGTAGTGGAAAAGTTCCAGGCCGGTCTGGATTGGGTGCAGTCTACTTTTGGTCCTGTCTTCTCCCAGATTGGTGAGACGATTTCCGGGGCGTGGGATGCCACGGTGGAAAAGGTTACTGGTGCTATTGACCGCGTGAAGGAGATTTTCTCCGGCGCCCTTGATTTCTTGAAGACTGGTGACACGACTGACTATGCCGCTGCTTTGGGCATTAGTGAGGATTCCCCAATCTTCACTGCACTGACGTTCTTCCGCGACCGCATCGTGGATTTGAAGAATGTTGCTGTTGCTGCGTGGGACTTTATGAAGTCCAAGTGGGAAGAGTTCACCACGGGTTTCGGCCAGTTCTACCAGACGTGGATTGCTCCGGTTGTGGAGTTTATTAAGGCTGGCTTTTTTGCTCTGCAGGCCACGGCGATTAACGCCTGGAATAGCATGCAGGAGAAGTGGGCCGAGTTCACGCAGGGCTTTGGTGAGTTTTACCAGTCGTGGATTGCTCCGATTGTTGACGTGATGATGACGGGCTTCCAAGTTTTGGGCTCTGTCGTGTCTGCGGCTTTTTCGGGAATTTCTACGGCATTTCAGTTCGTAGGTTCGATTATTTCTTCCGTGTGGTCCGGGATTATTCAGCCCATTCTGTCGCTGTTCATGTCGGTCGTGTCTTCGGTCGCCTCGTTTGTCGTGCCGATTTTCACCGCTGTGATTGGTGGCGCGTTCCGCACGATGGGCTCGCTTATCTCCAACGTGTGGAATGGTGTTATTAAGCCTGCGTGGGATTTCTTCCGTAACGCGGCTGGTCTGCTGGCGGACGTGCTGACGGGTAATTTCTCGAATATCCGTAATCGTTTCAGCTCTATGGGCCAAGCAATTTCCAACATCGTCCATGGCGTTATCAACTCGGCGATGAACTTCTTTAAGTCCATCTTCGAGAACGCGAAGCGGGTGGCCGCCTCGTTTGGTCAGGCTATTGGCCGAATGGTGGGAACGGTTCGCGGCAAGATTGGCGAGATGATGGGCGTGCTCGGCCAGATTCCGGGCAAGGTCCAGGGCGTCTTCGCTTCCGCTGGTTCGTGGCTGGTTAACGCCGGTAAGAACATCATTTCGGGCCTTATTAACGGCATTAAATCGATGTTCGGCCAGGTGGGTAATGCGATTGGTTCGGTGATGCCGGACAAGATTCGCGGAATGCTCGGCTTCATGGACGGCGGCGTCTACATGGCCCACGGTGGCATCACCCGTGCCTACGTCGACGGTGGCATCGACAAGTTGGAGCACTACGCTAATGGCGGCTCGAAAGAGAAGCACAAGGCGCAGATTGCTAAGGGCGGCGAGTGGCGAATCTGGGCGGAGCCAGAAACCGGCGGCGAGTCCTACATCCCACTAGCCAAGTCGAAGCGGAAGCGATCCACTGAGATTCTCGCTAAGACGGCGGATATTTTCGGCCTGACTGTCCTGGACAAGGATGGTGAGCGGATTAGCCCGGCGCCGTACTCGGCGGTCGCACCAATGCGTACCCAGTATTTCGCCGATGGTGGCATTACGGCCAAGGACTTGCGCAAGTTTGCGGAAGGCGGACGAGTCAATGGCTATCAGGCATCCCGGTCGCTGGAAGGCGCACCGTACGTGTTCGGTGGCTCCAACTGGGGCGACTGTTCCGGTACGGCATCCGCTTTTGCTGCACTCGCAGTCGGGCAGAACCCGTTCCCGCGTAAGTTCGCCACGATGGATGAGGCACAGTGGCTTTCGTCGAACGGCTTCAAGAGTGGTCGTGGCAAACAGGGTGACCTGCGAATTGGGTTCAAAAACGGTGGGCCTGGTGGTGGTCACACGGCTTCTACGCTGCCAGATGGTACGAACGTAGAAATGGGCGGTGCTCGCGGTAACGGCCAGATTGGTGGACGCGCTGCTGGCGCGTGGGACTCCTATTTCGACACGTTCTTCTATAAGACCATTAAGCCGCCGAAGCCGCCGAAGATGAACAAAATTCTCGACCAGAATGGCATCCCGGACGGCGCAAGCATGACCATTGACGGTGTGCCCGTCTCTGTGAGTGCCGATGAAACCACTGGTAGCACTGGCGAGAACACGGTCACAGTTGCGTTGTCCCCGGAGGATGCGGCTAAGGCCACCGCCGCGAAGGAGCTGGGCGACCAGTCCATCCTGGACTTCGCGGTAGACGGAATCTTCGGCATGCTCGGCATGAAAGACTCCACCATCAAGAAGCTGCTGACCACCAAGGGCAAAGACCTACTGCCAAGTGGCGAGAGTATTGTCACCACGCAGGAGGTTAAGGAGCAGCCGCGCACCAACGTGGCTGCGAAGAACGCCCAAGCCATTGAGTCCGATGCGGCAACGTCGTTGTCACCGGCGAAGATGGCTAAAGACCCTCAGCTTGCAGCACCCAAACCGGAGAAGAAAAAAGGTCCGACGTGGGGCCCTGATTTCTTTGCTGGTGAGATTGCTCGCAAGGCGAAGGACATGAGGTTGGATAAGCTGGCCGCGAAGATTGGTCTGGCGACGGCGTTGGTGGAGTCGGGTAACCCGCTGAAAATGTGGGCGAACCGTGCTGTGCCGGAGTCGCTGAAGTACCGTCACGATTCTGTTGGTTCGGATTACGATTCCGTGGGTCTTTTCCAGCAGCGTGATAACGGCGCGTGGGGCACCGTCAAGCAGCGCATGACCCCGTACGACAGTGCGGGCATGTTCTTTGACAAGCTGAAATCCTTTGATTACAAGTCGATGGACCCGGGAGCTGCTGCGCAGAAGGTTCAGGTTTCTGCCTTCCCTGACCGCTATGGGCAGCAGATGGGTGCGGCTGAGGACCTACTGAACAAGGTTGGTGTATTCGACCAGGGCGGCTGGCTCAAGCCAGGTGGCATTGCCGTGAACCTATCCAACGAGCCGGAGCCAGTGTTTAACGGTGACCAGTGGCGCGACATTAAGCGCGGTGGCCTGAACGGCGATGATGGCATGACCTTGGTGGTCAATCTTGAGGGCCAGGAGGTGCTGCGTAAGCGCGTGGACAAGGTCGAAGACGAAGTCACGATTAACACAGAGGAACTAGGAAAGTTGCGGCGCCGTACGAGTGTGGCTGTGGCTGGCACGACTAGGGGAGGTGCGATGTAAATGGTGAATCCTGTGCGTTTTGGGTCGGGCTTTTCCGGTCTTACTATGCCGGAGGAGCCTGGCTACAAAATCACCTATACTGCGCCGCATCGCCCTGGCGAGCAGTTCATCTTGCACTCGATGCTTGACGCGGAAGCGGATGAGCAGCGTGTGGTTCTTAAAGAGAGCGGTTTTGGTGGCGGCTTCGGTGAGGTGGATTTTTCCTCGGCGGAGTCTGTCACTCGTTACGGTTCTCGTGTGACGGGGTCGAAGATTCCGGCGTTTGATGGCGAGTTGGATGTTGTTGTTCGTCCGGGGCCTGATGATTCGGTGATGGAGACGTTGCGTGATTGGCGTAATGCGTGGTCCTTTTTTGAAGACGGCGAGTTGAAGGTTGTGGCGCGTGATGGTGGTAACCGTGAGGCGCGTGTGCGGTTGGTGAGTTTCGGTGAGGTTGAGCTAGATCCGTCCGGGGCACGTCTTATTGAGGACAGTGTTCAGTATCAGTGCCTTGATGGGTACTGGTCTGGGGGTGTTAGTACCTATACGGGTAACGTCACTGTGACGACTCCCGGCGACCTGTCGCCGAAACTTCGCCTTCGGTGGGATGGGCGCTCCACGTCGTTTACTTTGCCGAGTGGTCTGCGTGTCAGTTTGGCGCAGGGCCCGGGCACTCGGTGGATTGATTTGGAGCGCGGCATGCAAGGCCAAGTCACTGACGTTAACGGCAACGTCGATACCGGAACCTGGTCATCGCTGCGCGGTGTGCTTGTGGGGGAGACGCTTCATCCACACACAAAGAATGATTTCCAGTTAGGCGCGGGCCTGACCCTAGAGGTGGTCCCGCGCTTTCTTAGCCCGTGGAGGTGACACATGGTTAATTGGTCGCAGCATAAAGCTCACCGTGAAGCGGTCATGCAAGCCCACGGACAGTACGTCGGCCTGTATAACAAGAACTGGGAACCGGTGCTCGATATTGAGGATTGGCTAGAGGCCGAGTGGGGTGGCATTTTTGCGGACGTAGGCAACATGTCCATGACCCTGCCGGGTGAAGTATCACCTGGTGTGGTCAACCCCGTGGTGGATTATCTTTTGCGCGATGACCTCCGCAACCTCGATAAGGGCGGAAGCCTCGATGCGCTTATTCATGGCGCGGTGCATGTCGTGGTGGAACGCCCCGGTCTTAAACGCCGCTGCTACCGAATCCTGGAAATCAACCCTCGTGGTGGCGACCCGCAGGGAAACCCCGCCGAGGTGGAACTCACGGGTGTGGACTCGATGGAGCACCTAAAGCACCTACCACTCTGGGCGGACCCCTCCAACAGGTCTAAGGTCGTGCAGCTGCAGTGGGAGGACCGCCAAGACGGCAGCGCCGAAAAAGTATCCCGTAAACTCATTGGCCGAAACTTGATTGGCTACCAGCAGCCGAGTCTTCTAAACAGCATGTTCTCGTGGACGGCGGGCTACACGAGTCCTCGCCAGTGGCGTGGGTTTAATCCGTCTATGCACCCGGTGATTTGCTCGCCGGTCATGTCGGGCAATCGCTCCGAGTGGTGCGTGGTGTCCGCTCGTTGGGATAACGCGTGGGACTTGCTTAAAGCGACGTGGGCGGCGGCTGGTGTGCAGCCTTTCGCGTGGTTGTGGCTTCCAGGTGACCCGCAGCCCTTCCCGTCGTATGCCACGTTGTCGTTGCCGACGACGATTATTGACTTCGCCCCCAGGGCGACGGTCACGGGTGCGGCCGGCATAGTGGGGCAGGCTTTCCGCCAGTTGAAGCGGACGATTAGCAGTGACGATTTCATTACGTCTACGACGGAGTTCGCGGACGTGGATGTTCGCAATACGGATGGGCGGCGCCCGTGGGTGGTCTACACACTCATGGACGCCCCAGACGTGAAGCTACGCAAATCCACCGACCACCGGTGGGTGGTGGGTGGCAAGTCGCCGGACATTGTGAATAAGGCTGCGAATATTGGTATTAAGACGGCTATTGCCGCGGCGGTGGCTGCGATTCCTGGTATTGGCCCGCCTATCGCAGAGGGTATTAAGGGCGCGGGTGAACTGGTGGCGGAGATGTCCGCTGACCGGTTGTTTGTTCTTAATGAGTACGTGGACCGTAATAGGCAGTTTCATTATGGCCGGTCTCGTTTTACGGCTATCTCTAAAACTGGTGAAGCGAACACTGTTGAGTCTTTGCAGAAGGCGTGGCAGGCGAAGCAGGAGACGGAGGGCGGCATTTCCGCCGAGTTCTCCATCGACAACCCCGACCCGTATTTGCCGGGCCGTGATTTTGACCTGGGCGACACCATCGGTGTTACCGCGTGGGGCGTGGTGTGGGCAGCCTACGTCAGTGGGTTGACGTGGACCTCGAAGCCGGGGCAGGAAGTTGGCTGGCAGTTGCGTATTGGTGATTACGCATCGCTCGCATCGCCGGGTGAGCTGTACCAGGCGAATAAGGAAAACGTGCGCGCTGTGATTGGCCGTCTGGCTGTGACAAAGGGAGGATAAAGATGGATTACCGCTACATCGTGCCCACGCCGGTGCCGGAGTCGGAGCACCCGTACGCGGGCCTGTTTCTGGGCGTGGTGCCGGAGGGGCGCGAGTCTGCTGTGGCGCGGCATATTTTCGACGAGTTAGGTGCTCGCTTTGAGGTGGGGGAGCCGGAGACCGTCACGCTGGGGTGGGCGGTTGATTTCGAGACGGATAGTGACCGCCAGTGCGTCACGGTGGGCGAAGAGTTGGACTTTCAGATTCCGGGTGCTGATAGGCGCGGTGTGCGCATCGTGGAGGGCCATTTGCCGCCAGGTATCCGGCTGGAGCGCCACACCGGCAGACTAGCTGGCGTGTTCGCTAAGCCCGGCCTGTACGACGTGACGTTGGCGCTTGGCCCGGCAGTGAAACTCGACCCACTAGGCGGTACGGGAACCCCGGGCGAGCAGGTCGCATGGATACCTATTAATCAGAAGCGGGCCCGAGCCCAATCCGCCACACCAGCGCCCAAAACCCTCGATGGGCTTAGTGCGTTGGAGCTATCCCAGCTCGCAGCCGAAGCGATGCGCTTGGAGCGCCTGAAAGCAATAGAGGAGCTAGACGATGGGAATTAACCCCAACAGTGGCGACGGTGTGGAAAAGAACTACACGGTTGATGGACGCACCGACGCTACAAACATCGTTTCCGACGCCGAACACACCGGCCAAGAAGCCGGAAAAGCCTTCGCCCACATCGCCGCGCAAGCCGACTCCGCAAACAAAGGAACCTCCGACCTTTCTAAACGAGTAGCCGCCTTAGAGAAGAAAGATTCCCTAACCGCAGGAGCGGTGGATGCAGTGGTGCGGGGAACGACGGCGAATGAAGATTATCAGCCGTGTGAAGATGTGGTTGCCCCGCATGACGGATGGGCGTACAGGACTACACGGACCCTGCGACCCCGCCCTGGCTTATGGCGTGTAGAGCTTGTGCAAGAAGCTGACCTGAACTTGTACCTGTATGTCGCTAATCAATCCGGCCCCACGATAGGTGGGAAAACCACACAGATTGTGGATTTCACCGGGTCGGAGACTGTTATCACGCGAAGACCTGCTGGTGCTCCTGCTGGCAAGAAATTTTATGTCCTTTTTACGCGCCTTACCCTGCCTAAATAATGAGAGGAATTTATTATGGCCGTTAAGCTTTCCGGCACTATTTCCGATATTACTTCCCGCCCGTTGGAGGACGTGTCCGAGGTGACGGTGAAGTCCGCATATGCGCAGCCGTCTGCCGCTGGTATTACTGTCACCCAACCCCAACGCGTGAATTTTGACCAGTCTGGTAATTTCACCGTGACCGCTACCGAGGGGGTAAAGGGCTGGCTGTATGTTGACGGGCCGGGTTGGTCTGACAGTATCCCATTCATCGCCGCCGCCGGAATGAGCATGATTTGGGAAGCTATCGCTAACGCCCTTGGGTTTAGCTCTAATATGCAGGACTACCTGGATGTTAAGGGTGGTATGCGTGAGATTTTGCAGGAAGCCGCCGACAAGATCGATTCGGTCATTAAGTGGCCTAAAGGTGGGCTGGAAAAAGACACGGACCTGAACGAGGTCACGGACTCCGGCTTCTACCAAATTAATTCGTACAGTGTGGCCGCGTCGATTAAAAACCTTCCAGACGTATCGGAAGCTATCAATTCCGGCACCCTAGAAGTCTTTAACCTAAGCGGTAAAGCCTGTGTGCAGCGCTGGACCGTGGACGGCCCCGCCAGTGGCCCTAATCTGGTCTACATTCGCCACAGTGACACCGCTGGCGAATGGTCACCGTGGGAGGAAATCGGCGCGAAATACGCATGGGTGCAGGGTGGCTTTGAAAAGGGCACAGACCTCAACGAGGTCACCACGTCCGGCTTCCATAAGGTCAACACGTACGCTATGGCCGCGTCTATGAAAAACCTCCCCAATGACTCCCTAGCTATCAACTCTGGCGTGTTGGAAGTCTTTAACCTAAGCGGCAAAGCATGTGTTCAACGCTGGACGGTCAACGGGCCAGCAACCGGCCCCAACCTCACCTACATTCGCCATAGTGACACCGCTGGTAATTGGTCACCGTGGGAGAAGCCCTGGGACAGTGCAACGTGGGAGAAAACCCCCATTCCAAAAATGTCCAACCTGGACGACTACCTCACCTCCGGCATGTACCAGGTAGTCAACTATTCCACAGCATCATCGCTGGTGAATAAGCCCACGTTGCCTGCGGCGATTAACCCCGCCGTCGTGGAAGTACTCGCGTTGAAGACCGGCCAGGTCGTGCAACGATGGACCACCGTAGGCGCAGCAGACCGTGACAACCCAGTAATGCAGCGCACCCGCGACAATGGTAGGAATTGGTCGGAGTGGGCACGTATCGGCAGTGGCGCGGCTGGCGCTGGCGGTGGCTCCCCACTTGCGCAGGTCAACGCCACCCGCTCCCACCAAATGGCAGACCGTGGACTCTTGCGACTCCTGCTACGCGGCGAAGAAGGAACGCCGGTGTGGGGTTGGACGGCACCGCCAGGTGAGAAGCTGGAAATCCCCACCCATGAGGGTTCCGGGCAGGCTGTCCACCCCTCTGTGCTGTTTTTCGAGGACGGATGGAACGGGTGGAAGTACTGGATGGCGATGACCCCGTACCCGAACTTTAATGAGGCCCACGAGGACCCCAACATCGTCGTATCTAACGATGGTGTGAAATGGCAAGTCCCCGATGGTCTTACTAACCCGATTGATGACGCTAAGGGCCGCCCAGACCCGTACAACTCGGACGCCCACCTGACAATGCGCGATAACGAAATGGTGCTCACCTGGCGCATGGTCGACCGCCCGAACAAGGGTCGTGAGTCATTCTGGATGACGATGAGCCGCGATGGTGTGCACTGGTCGCCGAAGCAGAAGATTTGGTGGCCGAAACTTTCCGACCGTCATTCGTCTACCGTGGCGCAGTCCCTACTCTGGTTGGGGGACCGGTGGCGCCTGTACTTCATTTCCACGACGTTGTCGCCGAATCGTCTGGTGTGGGTGGAGTCCACTAAGGCGGTGCCTACCCCGTCTGATTGGGGTGAGCCGCAGGAATGCTCGATGGATTTCACGCTGCCGTCTGACAGGGATTTCTGGCACTCTGAAATCCAGCACCGTGATGGTGAATACTGGGGCATCGTCTCCGACGCTGACCGGCGCACTACGGGTGTTAATGGTGTGATTTACCTCCTGCACTCTACTGACGGCACTAAGTGGGAGTTGTCCCCCGTACCTTTGGTGCCGCAGGCAGGCGACGGCCACGACTCCCTATACAAGACCGGATTCATTCTCTCCGGCGCGGGCGAGTCCATGACCATTGATGTGTATTACTCGGCTTATGACCGGGAGACACGCGAGTGGGGCACCTGGCGTACGACAGCAAGGTATGCGGGCCCGCTGGGTGAGAATCGCATTCGCAGCAATGTGGACGTGGAGTGGCGTGGTGACCGTCTGGTGATTAATGGTGAGGTGGGGCCGTCACTGTCTGGCCCCAAGGGTAATAACGGCTCGGACGGTAAAGACGGTGCCATCAAATTCGAGTCCCTCACCCAAGCCCAAAAAGACGAGCTTAAAGGCGACGTATCCAAAAACCAGCTGGACGCAGCCATCGCGGCGGAGAAAGCCCGCACCGTCGGCATGGTGTGGGCGGTCGAAACAGAAGACCAAGCCAAAACCAAAGAAACCAGCTGTCAAAAAGGTGACTTTATTCAGGTTGCCGCAACCGGAAATACCTACAAGGTGGTGTAAAGATGATTAATACTCTGAACCTTATTGCCCCCAACAAGGCGGTGGCACCATGGCGCTAAAGCTCATCAAACCCGGTGTACTGGTGGCACGATGTGACAAAACCAAGGTGGACGGCAATGAAACATTCTCGCCTGTCGGCTCACCTATCCAGGGCGCGGTGTACTCGTGGTACGTGTCCATGCGCCAGAACGGCACGCTGCGCTACACCGTCACCGCCCCGCCTGATGTGGAAGGCACGCTTTACCTGAGCCAGCCTGACGGCTCAACCGCGGGGTATATCTTCGCCGGTGCGCTCACCGTCACGGCGGAGCAGACGTCCCAAAACTCCGCCCGCGTACAGGTCAACACCGTAGGAGTGCCCGTCACCCTCACCATCGAAAAACTCGCCTAGCGCTCACACCACACCGGTCAAACAACTACACCCCAACCAACCCCCGCAGGCCGCCAAGGCCACGGGGGTTAACTCATGCCCACAAGGAGGGCGAAATATGGTCACTCACCCGATGAAACAGGGCACCTATCAGGTGTCTAGTGGATACGGGCCGCGTTGGGGCACGTTCCACGCGGGCCTGGATTTCGCGGCACCTATCGGCACTCCGATTTATGCGGCGGCAGATGGTGTCGTGGTTGAGGGCCGGGAGCGCTACAACGTGTCCGGCTTCGGCTCGTGGATATGGCTGGACTGCCAGGACAGCGTAGGAAAAGATTTCATCTACGGTCACGTGAAGCATGACGGCATTCTCGTTAAGGCCGGTGACCGTGTACGCGCAGGCCAACAGATAGGCGTAGTCGGTAACGAGGGCGAGTCCACAGGCCCGCACCTGCATTTCGAGGTGTGGGGGTCGCCGGGCCGCCTAGGTGGCGCGCACCAAGACCCCGCCCCGTATCTCGCGGGCGCGGCACAGCCCGGCGAAGCGGTGGCTCGCCCTATAGGGAAGCAGGGCGGGACTATCTACGGCATCGACATCAGTGAACATAACGACGGCCTTAGCTGCGTCAGGGCCAAACAGGAGGGAATGGAATTTGCCATCATTCGCCTATGCGACGGCACCCACGTAGATAGGGTGTTCCACTCGCACCTGGCGGACGCGGAGCAGGCCGGAATGCTCATCTCCACCTACTGGTATCTGCGCGCCCCCTCCGAGGGAACCAGCATCGCGCAGCAGGTTGATGTAATCGACCAGCAAATGGGTGGGCGCCGAGACCTGCCCGTCTGGATTGACGTGGAATCCGTCGATATGAATTATCCCGCCGGCGACCCGCGCCGCTACCTGCTTGTAGAGAAAGACGTGTGGGACGCGAAACGCGAACTGGAACGGCGTGGCTACCACGTTCCCGGTATCTACACCGGCCGCTGGTATTGGGAGAACATGCGCGGCGGAGAACCCTCAATGCAGGGACTCGGCGCGCTCTGGTGCTCCAACTACGGGGACAATAACGGGGTCGGTGCGCCGCGTGCCTTGTACGCGAGCGAGGGCGGCGACCATCACCCCGGCTGGGACTACCCACTAGGCGACCGCAAACCAGACCTTTTGCAGTACGGCTCGCGGGGCACCGTCGCGGGCCGCGCAGACGTGGACATCAACGCCTACCGGGGAAGCAAGGCTCAGCTACAAGCGTTATTCACCGGGAAAGCAGCACCAGATGAGGAACCATCGGAGGAAGAAATGAACAAACTATACCGGCAGATTACTGCCTTTATCTCGGGCTACCTTGGGCCGCAGATTGAGGCCCTACAGGACGTCTGGACGCAATTGAGGGGCCCAGGAGGTAAGGGATGGAAGCAGTTAGGACAGGACAGCCAAGGCCGCAACCTAACCCTTGTGGACGCCGTAGCCGCAATCCGCCAAGACCTCGCCCGCATTGAAAAGAAACTGGAGGAACGCTAATGGCCAAGCACTACACCAATCCCGCACCAAAGCCCCGCGCCGTCATCGGCACCCCATGGTGGATACGGCTAGCCGTATACGTCGTGGTCGCCGCCGTAGGCCTGGCCCTCGTCGCATTCGGCATTGTCAGCCCTGACGAGGTAGACAGCTGGCTCGGCCAAACCGGTGGACTAGCAGCACTCATTGGTGGCGCCCTCGCCGCAGTGAACACAGGCCGTGAATCCGACGAAGCCCCAGTAGGCGTAGTCATCGAGCAGCCCGCCACACCGGAGCCGGAGGATGCGCCCGCCCTGCCGGTCTACACAGGCCCCACCACAGCAGGGGAGTAGTCGTGAGATGGGAAGATTTTAAACTCCGCGCCGCCAGGTGGCTCGTATCCGACGCTGCCGGGCTACTGATTCTCGGCAGCATCTCCATCGCTCGCGGCATGTCGTACACGCCCCTGCTGGTGAACCCGGAGCGCAAGCCGACGCACTTTATGGAAAGCGTGCTGAACCCGCCTTCGTGGGCGGTGGTGTGGCTCCTGATGGGGGCGCTGTGCCTATGCGCAGTCAAGTGGCACAGGCTCGTCCCCGCCGCAGTAGGAGCCGTCGTGGGGCTGCATTCCATGTGGGCGTTGAGCTTCATTTTCGCCACGATTTTCGGCGACCTGGGCCGTGCTTGGGTGTCCTCCCTTGGCTATATCGGCATCGCCGCTATGACCCTCTACGCGTATGGGCGGGGGCAAACCAGTGAGCTGAAGTTTGTTGATGGGAGGTGACGGGTATGCCCGTGGACGGGCCACTGGCTACCGTCATCGTCGGTGTTATCGGCGTGCTCGGCACCCTGATAGGTACTCACTTGACGGAAAAGAGCCAGAAAAAGAAAGCCGAGCTTGAAACCCGAGGCCCGGAGTGGGAATCCTTTACTAAAAGCATTCGTGAATGGACGAACGAGCAATTGGAAGCCCGTGATAAGTCGATTGCGGAGATGCGTGGAGAAATTGCCGAACTGCGCGACAAACTGGAGGTGTGGAAAAGTCGCTACTTTATCGCCGTGAACCACATTAGACAGTGGCGGCTCCGGCACCCGGAGAGCGTGGCCGATATGCCGATTCCTGACGAGCTAGAAAACGACTTTTAAACTGACCCTCACCCTTTGCGGGTGGGGGTCTTTTTCTGCGTTTTAGGGGTTTAGACTATCTCGTAGTCGAAGTCCGCCAAGGTGTAGGCCATGCAGATATGCCCCATGAGGGCGTTGTGTTCAGCGGGGGATATTTTATCCTTGGCGAACTCCCCTGGGAAAGTGACTGGTTTTCCTTGCTGCTCGTATTTTTCTGCGATTTGCAGCGCCTGGTCGATGTAGTCCGCAAACTGCACCCACTTGTCTTGTAGCCATACACCGGCATCGAGTGGGGTCTGGTGGGTGGTTTCCCACCGTTGGGCGGTGCGGAGGTTTACGTCGCAGGCGTTGGCTACCTCTTGGGAGGTGAGCCCCATGCTGGTGCGGAGAATACGGAACTCGTTTGGGGTCATGCGGCTTGTGTCCTTACTTCGGTGATGGTGCCGAGGGTGAAGTGCTGGCGGCCTACGACGCGGTCGATGGTGCCCCACTGGCCTGGCACATTGGTGCGCCGGAACGTCACATCAGCGGGAAACTGCTCTTTGAGGATGGCGTACATGTGGGGGCCGGTGTAGGTGCCCAGGGTGGTGATGATGGTCTGCATTTCGGACTTTCTTTCCGGTTGTGCGGCCTCTTCCAGGAGCTGTTCTCCTTGCCGTCTAACGCCATTATATGCCGTAAAGTATGGCATTGCAAGTGGGCCCAAAAACGGCCATGCATTTCCACTGCATTTGTGACAGGAAACCACCGTAAACCACCGGAAACCACCGTATAGCCCAAAACGCAGAAACCCCCTCCCACCAGCATATTCGCCGGTAGAAGGGGGTAAATTATCTGCTCCTCCAACTGGGCTCGAACCAGTGACCCTTCGATTAACAGTCGAATGCTCTGCCAACTGAGCTATGGAGGAATACATGCTGTA